AAAAACACGGTCAACGCCGATGCCGTCAAAAAGCGCTGGGCGCGCTGGATCCGAACGAAGGCTGAGAATGCGCGGCATTGTTCGGCAGCGATGGCCCGTCAACTGTGCACCGAGGGCCTAGTTTCCGCCCAAGAGTGCCGGGCAGTGGGGATCGACGTATGAGCTCGGTCCACAACGATCCGTCAATCAATGGCACCACGTTCGATGGCGTCACTGTGACCGTCGATCTGATCGCGGGGGATTGCGTCATCCACTCGCAGCGGCCTGGGCCCTGTAGGGATATCCCATACCGGAAACGTTTTCATTCAATCGATGAGATTCAAGGAGCCTACCAGGTCCAGCTCGGGCTCGGCGTTACGGATCCTGACGCAACCAATGTTGCGCGGGCTCTGAAATTCGCGGCTACCCAGTTGATGGCTCAGCGGAAGGGGGACAAGCGTGGTTGAACGTATGACCGCCGCTGATCTGCGAGCGACGCAATCCCAGCCAAAGAGCCAGAAGTACGGGGCCCAGCGCACCGTGGTGGATGGCGTAACCTTCGATTCCAAGAAAGAGGCCGCGCGCTGGGCGCAGCTTTGCCTTCTCCAGCGCGCTGGTCAGATATCTGAGCTAAAGCGCCAGGTGGTCGTTCCGCTCGTGGGGCGAGACGGACCGTTGCTGTCTCGGAAAGGGCGGCAGATGCGGATCACGGTCGATTTTGGCTATGTCGATCTGGAGACCGGGCTGCAGGTCTACGAGGACGCAAAGGGCATGCCCACCCGTGACTACGAGGTCCGTCGAGCTGTCGCCGGTGCCCAAGGCATCGAGGTGGTGGAGGTCTGATGGGACGCGAGATGGTCGCACGGCTGCCAGAGTCCGTGCAAGAGATTGCGGAAGTGATTGGGCGTGACAAAGCGCTCGAGTTCATTGGCAAGCTGCCGGTGTCCGGATCACGCTCTTGGCGCGTGTGTGTCTACATCCCAAAGCGCATTTCAACTGATCACAAGCTGGTCGAGCTGCTCGGATGGCAGGATGCCTGCAAGATGGTCTACGCCTTCTCAGGTATGATCCTGCAGCCAAGTAACTGCCGCTTCATCCACCGCAAGCATCGCGATCGCGAGATCATGCGGATGTTGAATGAAGGCATGGCAATCAACGAAATCGCAGATCGCGTCGAGCTTTCAACCTATCGGGTTCGAGAGATCGTAGCGCTGCAGGAAGGGTCAGCATGATGCGACCTGCTATCCAACCCAATGAAAGGGACGTACCGTGAGTGGCGGACGAATGAAGCGCGTCATCGCGCACTGGACTGCCGGGGCAGGGCGCGCCTCTGCTGAAGACAAGGCGCACTACCACAGGCTGGTGGAGTACGATGGCACAGTCGTTGCTGGGGCAGAGGCTGTCGAGGACAACATCGTCACGTCTGATGGCGACTATGCGGCCCATACTCTGCGGCTGAACACAGGATCGATTGGCGTTGCTATGTGCGGCATGCGTGGCGCTGTGGAGCATCCCTTTGATGCCGGACCCTCGCCGCTCAATGAGGCGCAGTTCAACGCCTTTTGCAAACTGGTCGCTGATCTTTGCGTCGAGTACGGCATCCCCGTCACACCCCAGACGGTCCTCACGCATGCAGAGGTCCAGACAACGCTTGGGGTGCAGCAGCGGGGTAAATGGGACGTTGCGCGGCTGCCCTGGCGGGATGATCTCCGCGGGGCTCGATCAGTCGGTGACTTCATGCGCCAGCGTATCACCTTGATGCTGGGGGGCGTCGAAGTGCTGCAGTCCAACCGGCCGATCCTGCGGTTCGGCGACAAGGGCGTGGATGTGGGCGTTTGGCAGGTGGAGCTTTCCGATCGTGGCTATCACCTGGGTCGCGCGGATAAGGATTTCGGCCGGCTCACCCGTGCTGCAACCCTCGCTTTCCAAGCAGATAACGATCTGCCTTCCGATGGTGTCGTAAACGCTGATGACTGGCTGCAAATGGCAAAGGCGACATCACGGCCTGAGCGTTTCGTCACGCAGGAAGAGATCGATCGTGAAAGTGGCACTGCGCAGGATGCCCAGATGACGGCCCGCGTCGGTGATCTGGTCGGAATTGGCGGTATTGCTGGCATCGCGACCCAAGCAAAGCAGGCAGGTGAGGCGGCGCAAGCCGCATCTGGCGTGATGGGGCAGGTGAGCGCAATGATTACTGATCACTGGCCTGCGCTGCTGCTGTGCGGGCTATGCGTGACGGCATGGTTTGCGTTGCGCGCGCTTGGGTATTCTACCCGTCGTCGCCGGCTGTTGGATGCGCGTGAAAACCGGAGCCTGGCGCGATGATCGGTTTGCTTGCACATCGGTTTATGCGCTCGGCATGGGGACGCTACCTCATGCTCGGGCTTGCCATCTTGGCTGGGCTGAAAGGCTGGGGCGAGCTCAGAGAGCGCGAGGGCAGAGTTGACGCTAAAGAGCGTCAATCGCTGGAAAACATCAAAACTATGAGGAGGATGCAGGATGCAGGCGCTGCCGTTGCTACTGATCGCCGGTCTGTCGTTACACGCTTGCGGAAGGGAAACTTCTAGCGTGCTGCCGATCGTGAAGGACTACCCGAACGCGGTCCAAGCGCAGGCCGCTGATGAGCTTGAGGCGCTGCCCGAGGGTTCGGTGCTGCCAGTGCTGATCGGCGACTATGCCGTGCTGCGTGAGCAGCTGCGCGCAGGCAGGGCGCAGTGAAATCGTCATATAAAAAAGGGTCCTTCCTCGGCCGGGAGGGCCAGTGGGTGCGCATGGTCGCAAAAAAGAATTTGTGGGTGCGCCATTTTTTCCATTTCGTTTCGTTTTAGGAGCAGCGCTTGTCTGATCTGATTTCTTACACCGACGTCGAGATGTTGCCGCCCGGTGACCTGACGCCCTACGACCGAAACTCACGGACGCATAGCTCTGAGCAGGTCAGCCAGATCGCGGCATCGATCCGCGAGTTCGGGTTCACCAACCCGGTGCTGGTCGGCGAGGACGGCACCATCATCGCCGGCCACGGTCGGGTGCTTGCAGCCTTAGAAATAGGGATGTCGCGGGTTCCGTGCCTCAGAATTACCGGCCTGTCAGACGAGCAGCGGCGCGCCTATATCATCGCCGACAACAAGCTGGCGCTGAACGCCGGATGGGATGATGAGCTGCTGAAGCTGGAGCTTGGCGAGCTGCGGGATCTGGGATTTGATCTTGGAGTTGTGGGTTTTGATCAATCCGAATTAGACGAGCTTTTTGTCGATCTTGACGGCCTGGAAGAGGAAGGAAAAACCGAAGACGACGAGGTGCCGCCGATCGGGGGGGACTTCGTTTCTCGGCGTGGCGATGTTTGGGTTTGCGGTGATCACCGGATCATGTGTGGCGACTCCACGGTCATGTCCGACATCGAGCGGCTGATCGGCGACGAGCTGGTCGATATGTGCTGGACCGATCCGCCCTACAACGTGAATTACGAGGGCACGGCCGGCAAGATTGAGAACGACAACATGGGCGCGGATGCGTTCCTTGCCTTTCTGACCGATGCTTTTGTTTCTGTGTTCTCGGCCGTCAAGCCAGGCGGGGCGCTCTATGTCGCCCATGCTGACACCGAGGGGCTGCCGTTTCGCACAGCCTTCAGCTCCGCGGGCTTCAAACTGTCTGGCTGCCTGGTCTGGGTGAAGCCGAGCCTTGTCCTGGGCCGTTCGGATTATCAGTGGCGGCACGAGCCCATCCTTTACGGCTGGAAGCCAGGCGCACCGCACCGGTGGTTTGGCGGCCGTAAGCAGACAACAGTCATCGATGCAGAGGATCTACCGTTCGTCGTGAAAGAGGACGGGTCGCTGTTGATCGACACGGGATCCGGCCATCTGCGCGTTTCAGGTTCTGACCTTCAGATCGAGGAGCTGGTGTCTTCGGTGCTGCACCACGAAAAGCCGAGCCGCAACACCGAGCACCCGACCATGAAGCCGGTTGGGTTGGTGATGCAGTACCTGAAGAACAGCAGCCGGCGCGGTGATCTGGTCCTGGATCCGTTTGGCGGGTCGGGGAGCACGATGATTGCGGCGCAGAAAATCGGCCGTGTCGCGCGGCTGATGGAGCTGGATCCACGGTTCGCGGATGTGATCGTGAAACGCTGGCAGGATTTCACCGGGGCGCAGGCTATCCTGGAGGGCACGTCCGATCGCTTTGACGATCTGCGCGGCAAACGTGGGGAGGCTGGCAAGTGACAAGGCGCGTAGGTTGGCTGCCCGCACTGGATTGCTCGGATGTTGAATGAGCAGCTCGGGCAACCCAACATATCCGGTCAGTGTGATTGCGAAGCTGCTGAAGCTGACCGAACGCCGGGTCCAGCAGCTGTCGAAGGAGGGCGTGATCCCGAAGGCCGAACACGGCCGCTATGAGCTTGCGGCCGCGGTGCAAGGCTATGTCGGGTACCTGCAGGAACGGATCGCGCCGCGCGGTGCTGACGGTGATCCGGAAAAGGCCGACTACCATACCGAAAAGGCGCGGCTGACCAAGTCGCAGGCCGACATGGCGGAAATGGAAGCGGCGAAGATGCGCGGTGCCCTGGTGGATGCCGAGCAGATGAAGGAGGCCCTGGATCTGGTGATCGCCGAGGTCCGCGCCAATCTACTGAACAACGCGCCCACTCGGATCGCGGCGCGCGCGAAGTCAGAAAAGAAAGAGGCTTCGATCAAGCTCATCGCAAAGGAAGAGATCGGTGCGGCTCTGCGCAAGCTGTCGACCACTGATCCGACTTCGCTGGTGGGAGCTGACTGATGTCCTGGCCATTTGGTAGCGCCGCTCTGATGGTGGCCACTTCGTTTCTCGCAGGCTTGGCACCGCCCCCCGACCTGAAGCCGTCCGAGTGGGCGGAGCAGTCAGTTCAAATCCCCGTCGGCAATGCGATCCCTGGTCTGATCAGTTTCGACAACGCGCCGTATCAGCGCGAGCCATTGGACATGACAGCCGACCCATCGTGTCACCGGATCACGCTCAAATGGGGCGCGCAGGTTGGCAAGACGCAGCTGGCTCTCTGTGCTCAGGGTTTCAAGATCGTGCATGACCCGGTGTCTCAGCTGATGATGCAGCCGTCGGAAGGTGATTTGCAGACATGGCTGACGACGAAGTTCAACCCGCTGGTCGAAGCCAACCCCGACCTTGAGACTCGGATCGCCACCCCGCGGGCGCGCAAGGGAGTGAACAACACGCGGATGAAGTCCTACCCGGGCGGCTTCATCATGTTCGCCTGGTCCGGATCGCCCAAGACGCAGCGCGGCCGGTCTGCGCCGTTCATCGTCTGCGATGAAACCGACGGCTACGATCGCACGGCCGAAGGCCATCCCGTCGGTCTGCTGTGGGAGCGGGCCAACACCTTTGATGATCAGCGCAAGCTGGTAGAGATTTCGACGCCAACAATCCGCGGGATTTCGTGGATCGATCATGCCTACGAGCAGGGGGACCAGCGTCAGTTCCATGTGGCCTGTCCGCAGTGCGATGCCGTCCAGACGATCGAGTGGTCAAACGTCAAATGGCAAAAGAACGCGGACGGCGAGCACATGCCTGAGAGCGCGTATTACGAGTGCCGGGCGAATGGCTGTGTTTGGTCCGACACTGATCGGTACTTTGCCATCCGAAACGCCGAGCGGCTGGGGCATGGGTGGAAGGCAAAGAAGCCGTTCCGGGGGCATGCGTCCTATCATCTCAACGGGCTCTATTCCTGCTTTGTGAAGCTGAAGATGATCGTGCAGTCGTTCCTGGACAAGAAAGCGGCCGGGGATCTG